GTGCAAGGACCTACCAACGTTTCACAACCTCCCGCGTCCAGTGTGCGACCAGCCGCGGAGCTGAATGAGGCGGCCATTCGCGCTGCCCAGCCTGGTGACACGCTGCGCGATGCCAAGATCGCCGGCCTGCATCTGCGGTGCTTCCCGCTGCGCAAGTCCTTCTATCTGTACTTCCGGACCAAGGGTGGCCAGGAGCGCAAGCCCAAGCTGGGCGACTGGGGATCGATCACCCTGGCGCAGGCGCGCGAGGCGGCCCGCTCGATGCTGGCCGAGGTGGCGGCCGGCAAGGATCCGATGGTGGCGCGCGCCGACCAGCGCAACGAGCCGACCCTGGCCGACCTGTGGGACGAATACTGGAAGCGCCACGGCAGCAAGAAGAAGTCCAGCCGCGACGACCTGAACCTGTGGAACACCCGGCTGCGGGCCACGCCGCCCACCGCGGACGAGCGCTTCACCCCGCAGGGGACCCACCCGCGGCTGGGTGCGCGCCGGCTGTCGGAGATCGGCTACAGCCAGGTGGCTGACCTGCACGACGCCATCACCAAGGAAGGCCACGCCACCCGGGCGAACCGGCTGCTGGCGATGCTGTCCAAGATGTTCAGCTTCGCCCACCGGCCGCTCAAGTGGGTGGCCGACAACCCCTGCCATGGCGTGGCCCGCAACCAGGAGAAGCGCCGCAAGCGCTACATGGGCGGCGAGGAGGCGGCCAAGATCGCCGAGATCCTGCACCGCGAGCGCGAGAAGAACCGGGCCAGCGTGGCGTTCATCTACCTGCTCATCCTGACCGGCGCTCGCTGCAGCGAGATCGCCAAGGCGAAGTGGTCGATGGTGCGCGGCAACACCCTGGTGCTGGCCGTCCACAAGACGGATCGGTCGGGCGAGGACCGGGTAATCCACCTGCCCCAAGCCGCGGTCGACGTGCTGGACGGGCTGCCCCGGGCCGCGGATCTCACCATCACCGGGATCGGCTCGCCGCGCAAGCTGTGGGAGAAGATCAGGACAGAGGCGGGTTGCCCCGACCTGCGCCTTCACGACCTGCGCCACAGCTTCGCCAGTGCCGCCATCTCCGCTGGCCTGACCCTGGCTCAGATTGGCGAGCTCCTGGGCCACCAGTCCACGCAAACCACGAAAAGGTACGCCCACCTGGTCGAGGAAGCTGCGTCTGCGGCCGCCACAGCCACGGCCGACATCCTGGTGGCACGGATGCGGCTCCCGGCCTAAGCCGCGGCGTTCAGGATCCGCTCGCGGCGCGGCGCCAGCAGCGTACGGTTGCCGCGCAGCCAGCCCTTGCAGCTGGCGCACTGGTAGCGGCGGTACTTGTGGACCGAGGTGTAGGCGTAGCCGCGCGGCTGCAGCTCGGCGCCGCCGCACTTGGGGCACACCGCCTCATCATCGACCGCCCCGTGCGACGGATGGCGATCGATCCACGGCAGCAGGCGCAGGTAGAGGGACTCCAGCAGCGCCACGTCCTGGCGGTTGTAGGCTTCCATCTGGCGCCACGCCTCGCGCTTGCCGGCCATGCAGTCGGTCCACAGCTCGAACCCGTTGGTCTTTTCCTTCTGGCCCAGGCCGAGGTACTTGGACACGTAGTCCAGCTTGTTCGACGTGAACCGGAAGTGGTGGCGAGCAACGTGCAGCAGGTCGATGTGCTTGGCCGGCGACGGTGGCGGCATCCCCAGGCGCAGCCACTCGCGGTTCAGCGACGGCAGGTCGAAGCTCTTGCCGTTGTAGTGGACCACCGCGTCGGCCTGGTCGACCATCTTGTGGATGCGCTCGAGCATCGCCTGCTCGCCCGACTTCTTGACGCTGTCGAAGTGGATGCGCTCCTCGCCCAGCCACTTGGCCGCCCAGCACAGGACCGAACCGCTTTCCTTGATCTGGTTGATGGCCACGTTCTGCTTGAACAGGCCCCACACGTAGGCCAGGTTCGGCGACGTCTCGATGTCGAGAAGGAGAATGCGCATCATCGCCTTTTCCGCGGCTCGGGCGCCGCTTGCAGGAGGGTCATCGAGCGGATCATCCCGACCGGAATTTGGTCGCGCGCGGCGACCAGGTCGGGATGCCACGCCTGCGTCAGGATGACGCCGTGCTCGTCGTGGTGCAGCAGAAAGCCCACTTGGTGGACCATGTGGGCTTCGTACTTGTGGTCGGCGTTCGCCGTCCACGGGCCGACGTCAATGCACTTGGCGTCCTCCCACACCACCAGAACCAGCGGTGGGGTATCAGTGGCCACTGTTGACGCCGTTCATCTTTTCCACGGTGCGCATCGCGCCCAGGCCGAGCATGCCCAGCAGGATCGGCATCATCTCGCTGATGTCGGCCGGCGCCAGGTTGATCGGGTAGTGGGCGAGCGCGCACGCGGTCTTGGCGATGCTGATGCCCATCCAGTTCCAGGCGCAGGCCGCGCCGCACACCCAGCCGATGAAGGGGCGCCAGCCGGCCACGAACGTCGAGGGGCTCGCCGCCTCGGCCTTGTTGGTGTCCAACTGGCCCTGCACGAGTGCCAGCGCCGCGGCGATCTGGGCCTTCTCTTCCTCCGTCTTGTTGGGGAAGATCATCCCGAGGATGTCCTTGGCCGCGCTCGCGACCGCTCCAACGCCGATCAGGTCCATTGCCACTCTCCGGTTTCGATCGCGCGGGCTGCGCGGGCTGCGCGCTTGGGGGTCTGCTTGGCCCACAGCGAGTCGCGCATCTCGCCGGCAGCCTGGTTCCAGCGGCCGTCTTCCATCGCCTGCAGGAAGCGCGGGAAGCCCATCACGCCGGTGGCCTTGTTGACGGGCGATGCCGGGTGACCGATCCCCATCTGGTAGACCATGCCCACCACGACGGCCTGGCGCACCTCGTCGAGGTCGGCCCACCAGTCGAAGTGCGTGACGCAGTCGTTGATCGCCTTGGCTTCCCGCTCGGCGTAGTGCTGGTTCACCTCGTCATCGGTCCACACGGTGTCGGGTCCGATGCCCGGGCCGGTGCAGCCGATGCCGATCGTCCACGGCGCGCCGCCGGTCAGCGGGTCGGGGTAGGCTTTGTTCTCGAAGCCTTCCTCGAAAGTCAGCATGCTCTTGATGGTCGGCATCGGGTCCTCAGTCGTTGGGTTTGGTGCGCCGCAGGATCCACCAGCGGTGCAGCGTGTAGCCGATGGTCAGCACCAGGGCGACGACCTGCAGCGGATTCATGCCGTACGTCAGCCACAGCACGCCGTTGGCAAGCCACGACCAGACGAGTGGCCAGCCGGAAAGGTGGTTGTCGTGACCCATCAGAATTTCACTCGCCAGTTGATCGCCTGCGTGGTGCCTGCGGTCAGCGTGCCGCCCGTCCACTTCTTGATCGCCACCGTGAACTGGTTGGCTGCCCTGGCCGTCACCGCAACGCTTTCGCCTGCCACGATCGCGGTGCAGTCAACGACGCGCGGGGTGAAGCCCACGTAGTTCGCGGTGGTGGACACGGTGCCGCCGTCTGCGACGTTGGTCGTGCCCTCGTCCGACGCGTTTCCGATCATGTTGGTGATCGTCGACGCAGCGTTGCGCACGTTCGCGCTGAGCATGCCCTTGCACACCTGGTTGTCGAGCCCGAAGTCGGTGATCGTGCCGCCGTTCAGATAGATGCCGTAGTTCATCAGCGCCGTCGCGCGCTCGTCGACGAACTCGTTTGGACCGCAGTACCAGGTCTTGATGAGGCCGGCGCCGGCCACGAGGATGCCCTTGGGCTGGTTGCCCGCCAGATCGGGTGTGCATTCGCGGATCTTGTTGCCGTAGGTCGACAGCGCGCAGAGGTTGCTCGAGGAGTTCAGCAGGATGTCGATGCCGTTGCAGACGCCCGTGCCCTCGTTGCCCTTGATCGTCAGGCCGACCGTGTCCTCGCCGGCCTGGCCGGTCATGTTCCACTTGACGAATACGGTCGTCAGCGTGGTCGACGTCGAGCGGTACTGGTTGTCGAGGATGCGGATGTTCTTGACGCCGCCCTGCGTGGTGCCGATCTCGCCCTGGTAGGCGATGCACGCCTTGTACGTCGGCGGGCTGGTGTGCTGGTAGTCGTCGAGCACGAACTGGTTGTTCGGGCCGATCGTCACACCGTCGAGTCCCTGGTACGCGAGCGTGCCCACTGCGCGCCAGATCAGGACACCGTAATCCGTGGTGGCGAACTTGTTGGAATAAGCCACGACGTCGTTCGTCACCGCGGTGAAGTTCGGCGCGATGTACAGGCCGTTCGCGTAGGCGTTGGCGACCACCTCGCAGTTGCGAACGGTCTGCCGCGAGCCGTGCACTTCGATCAGCGTCTTGGGGCCGGTCAGGCCGGTCGTCCACGGCGGCGCCGGGTTGGTGCCGATGACGTTGTCGAACAGGCAGTCCGTGCCCCAGCTGTAGATCGACGAGTGGTCCTTGACGTCCAGACCGCTGTTGTTGAACCGGTTGACGCCGACGAACCACATGCCCGATGGCAGCGCCGCGGCGTGGTTGTTGGCGACGAACGACTGCGAGACGTAGCACTCACCGGCACAGTTCTGGAACGTGCAGTCCCGGAACAGCAGATTGCTGATGCCGCCCGTGTCCCCGTTGCCGACCACCGCGAAGTGGTTGAACGTGCCATACGTGACCGGACGACTCGGGCTGAGCTTGTTGTTCGCGCCGTTCTGGTCGAAGGTGACGCAGTCAAACGTCACGCCCGTGACCGGCGATCCCGTCGTCGCGAAGGTGGCGAATTCCTTCGGGCTCGCGTCCGTCGAGTAGTTGTCGGCGATGCGGAAGACCGAGCTGGGGTTGCCGATGAACTTCAGGCCCGAGCGCAGCACCAGGGCGGTGTTGAACGTCGCGGCACCCACGCTGGACGTGCCGGGAAGGACGCTGTACGTGCCGGCCGGCAAGTAGATGCCGATGCCGCGGGGTGCGCACCAATCGATCGCGGCCTGCAGCGCCGCGGTCACGTCGACCAAGTGGGTGCCGGCGCGCACGTCGGCGATCTGCGCTGCCGACATGAAGTCGAAGGCCGACTTGGTGTCGCGCAGGCGATCGAGCAGAGTGCGTTGCTGACCGCCCGTGGCGTCGGTGATCCAGCCGACACCGCTGGAGCCGGTGCTGCTCGCCAGTGTCGTCGCCAACGCCGTGGCCGTACCGGCAACGGGTGCCACGGCGATCGGGTTTCCAGAGCTGTCGAAGCCCAGGAGGTTGTTGGCTCGAGACAGCGCGGCGGGGATCGTCGTCGTGGCCGCGCTCTCTCCGGGCGGCACCTGCAGCGCGCGGCTGACCTGCTCTTCGGTCTGCTTGTCCAAGAGCGTCAGGTAGTCGAGCGCTGCCTCGTGGCTGGCGGCCGGGAACGGGTCGTTCGGGACGTAGTGCGTGTTCTGGACAAACGCCAGGTTCAGCAGGATGCTGATCTGGATGCCGCTGGCGGGTGCCACCGTGGTGTTCACCGTGCCGCCGGTGGACACGCCTGCGCCGCTCACGGTGTAGTCCGAATTCAGCGTCAGCGTGGTGCTGACGCCCGTGGCAACCACGGTGGACAGCACTTTCAGGCTCGTGGCGTCGGGAAAGTAGAACGGGACCGTGAAGGCGGTCGTCGCTCCGTTTCCGGAGTAGTCAGCGCGGTTGGCAGAGGTCGAGACAGTCATGCGATGCCCTGGTGAGCTGCATGGCTTGTCCGGAGTCCGGGGCCGACGCGATGGTTTCCATTATCCCCACTTGGTGCGATCATCGCAACACTACTCCCGCCAAGCGGTTGACAGGTCCGGGGCGCTCGGGTTGGTGCTGCCTGGCCCCCACCAGTAGGAGGCGCCGCGTTGCTCGGCTTGCCGCTCCTGCTTGGCCGTGGTGCCGGGTGCGAGGTAGTCCTGCATCTGGTCGTACACCAGCCGGTTGAACGCGCTCTTGAGGTACCAGATGTTGGCCAGCGGGGTTGCGTTGTGACGCACCCAGCGGAGCGCGGCCAAGCTGTAGTTGTGCTGGCCGCCCGTGCCTTCGGTGATCTCCTTGCGGGCCCTCGTGAGTTCCTTCACGAGATCGACTGCGGCGCCGATGCCGGGGCCCATGAACGCCTCGGCGCCGCGGTCGGCCGAGTTCTGGCCGAACAGGACGTCGCCGTAGAAGCCCAGGCCGCCCCCCTTGGCCATGGAGTCGGCCCAAAACGCGCGGCCTTCCTTGTCGGTGGGATTAATGTTGGCCGGGTTCTGGCCGTTGATGAGGTTGGACAGCTGGCCTGCGACGGCGCCCAGCATCGTCGAATACGCCATGAAGCGCGCCGCGTACGACGCCTTGGCGCCCCAGCGGTAGTCGGAATTCGAGAGCGCGCGGGCGTGCGCGGCGAAGATGCCCAGCGGCACCGACTTGAACTGCAGCATGAAGCGGTTCAGCTCGCCCATGAAGGTGCCGGCCTGCAGCTTGTCCAGGCCGAACGCCACGTGGTCCTGGATCGACGGGCCCGAGGCGCCGCGGGCGCCGAACTGCATCTGCGAGTACGCAGCCTGCAGCAGCTTGCGCTGGGCCTCGTCCCGCAGCTTCTCGCCGGCACCGGCCCGGCCCGCGATCGCGTCGAGCTTCTCGGCTGGGATCTCGTCGATCGCGCCCGGCGTCAGCAGCGACTTCTGCCCATCGGGCCCCTTGTCCAGCTCGGCCAGCTTCCAGACGTCCCAGTGTTCCTGCCGCACGCCCATGTCGTGGAGCAGCCGGGTTTCGCCTTCAGCGGCAGCGAGCGTGTCGTGGGCGCGCGTCAGCCGGCCCAGCATGTTCATCGCGGCCGTGCCGTTGCCGGCGCGCAGCCCGCGGTCGAAAGCGTTCAGGCCCATGGCCCGGTGCGTCAGCTCGTTCAGGAACGTGCCGGCTCCGTTGCCCAGGTTCTCTTCGGCCATGCGGCGCTGGGCATGCTGGAAGTCTTCGAACCACAGGCCCAGGTCGTGCAGCGTCTGCAGGTTCTCACGCGTCGGCTTGACCGCGCTCAGCATGTTGCGGAAGCCCGCGACCTGCGGCAGGCCGTTGAACTCCATGGCCATCTTGGCACCGGCCAGGTCGGGCAGCGCCGTGAACAGCTTGCCCAGCTGGGTGGCCGCGATGACGCCACGGATCTGCGCGCCCACGTTGGCCCACATCGCGCTACCGGGCTTCTGCGGATGCACGTAGGCGTCGTAGATCCGCTGCGTGCGGTCGGCCAGGTCGGCCACCTTCTGCCTGTCCTCGCCCTCTGCGGCCAGCGTGTCGGCGACCTTGGCGCGCGCCAGCGCCTGCCGCACCGTCGCATCGGTGTCCTGGCCGAAGTGGTCCGCCAGGACCATCTCCTTGACCAGCTTGTGGACGTGGCTGTTGACGATCTCGTACAGGTTGGTGCTCGTGCCGTACTTCTGCATCGCAGTCTTCCACGATGCGTAGTCCTTGTAGAACACCTGCCGCGGTGCGTTCGTGCTGGAGCCGATGCGGGCGCTGCGGCCGCCCTGCCCCTCGGCTGCCTTGTTGGCGCCATCGGTCGCCTTGGACAGCCACACCTGGCCGAGGAACCGGCGCAGCTGCTCGTCGCTCATGTGCGTGCCGTCAGCGTTCAGGTACTTCGACTTGTCGACCAGCTGGATGTGGTCATTGACGAAGTCGTCTTCGGACTTGGCCACCTTGGCCACGTCGTGCGGCTGCGGCACGGACCAGTCGTCCAGCTTGTGCAGCGGCAGCCCGGCGCGCTTGTAGGCGTCAGCCAGCGGCCCCAGCAGTTGGGACTTCAGGCTCTCGCCGGCGGCCTGGGCCTTGGAGTCGGACGCCTTCTCACCGAACAGGACGCGGCCGATCTCGTCCTGCCGCTTCTGGTCCTGCAGCATGCCGAACAACCGGCCTGCGTCGCCCTCGTGCATGCCGGTGAGCCGGCGCAGGTGGTTGGCCACGCCCGCCTCCACCTCGCGCTGCAGGCTCACGACCAGGTTCTTGACGTGCATCACCTGGCCCTTGAGCCCGGGCTTGACGCTGTCGATGTCGGCGAACGTGCGCGCCTTGCGCTCCGCGTTCGTGATCGTGCGCTCGTGCGCCTCGACAACGTCTTGCAGCATCCGCTCCTTGGCGCGCGTGGCCGCCGCGGTCGCGCGCTGGCTGGGCGTCATCCTGGCGAACGCGGCCGGATCCTTGGCGCGCACCTCCAGCATGGACGACTTCAGCCGCGACTCGATGCCCTCGAGCTCGGCCTTGGTCAGGTCCCGGCCAGCGGCCGCGTTGATCGCCTGTTGGCATTCGGGCTTCATTGGGTCCTCATGAAACACGCCATGGCCACGTCGTGCAGGCCCGCGTCGGCATCGGCCTGGGCGAGCTCCTTGGCCATCAGCTTGGGGAGATCGGCCGCGGCGACGGACTGGCCGTTGCCGAGCTCGACTTGCAGGTCCGGGTGGCCGGCGGCTAGTTGCCGCAGCGATTCCTGTGACAGGTCGGAGATCGCGGCCGCGGGGGCCTGCTCGCCTTCCGCGCGCGGCTGCTCGGGGAGCGGCGCCGGGATCTCTGGCCGAGCCACCTCTTGGCGGACCGGCTCGCTGAAGTCCGCCAGCAGCCCGTGCTGTTCCTCAGCCCGCTCGATGAACGCGTCGTTCACCTCTCGCCGCACCAGGTCCGGAACCGCGCCCTGGATGATCTCGGCTGCGTGCTCGGGCGCCACGTTGACGTCGCGGCCGTGCAGCAGGTCGGACAGCGCGTTGTCTTGCAGCGTCACGTCCAGGTTGGCGTGCATCGGGTCGATCGGGATCCCGGCACCGCCGCGGGCCACCATCTCCTGGCGCCGGCTGGCGAGCGCCGATTCGATCAGTGACGGGGGCGGCTTGGCCGCCTCAGTCGCGACGGTTTCTGGCCGTTCGGAGAGGTGCCCGTGCAGGCCGAAGGCGGCGCCCAGGATGAGGTCGGCCGCCAGGGCTTCGCTGTCCAGCGGCTGGTACTGCGCTGCCATGTCCTTGTAGCCCGCGTCGTTCAGGATGGAGCTCGATGCGTAGCGATCAGCCACGCCGAATCCGGCGTTGATCGTGGCAGCGACGCCCAGCTTCGCGCCGGTGTTCGTGGCGGCCGTAGCGGCCGCGCGGGCGGTACCGTACAGCGTCGACGCCAGCGCTTCGTTTCCGGCGATCTCGGCTCGCATACCCAGTCCCGCCAAGGAAGTGGCCGCGCCGCCTCCGATCTTCAGCGGCAGGAACGCGCCAGCGAATGACGTCGCGCCGGTCAAGCCGGCCATCTTCAGCGCGGTCGTCTGGTCGACGCCCTGGGCCTGGGTGTCGCGCAACGTGTTGTAGCCTTCGGTGGCGGCCAGCGTGCCAGCACCCGCGATCGGGCCGCCCAGCAACGTGCCGGCCCCAAACACGGTCAGCCCGTGGACCGTCGATCCCAGCAGTCGGGAGCCGCCGCCCTGCGTCGTCGGGTCAAGCCGCGACCACTCGTGCAGTTGCGTCAGCTGCTCGTCGAACAGCGGCTTCTGCGGCGCCTCGGAGCGCAGCTGCGCCAAGCCCTCGCCAGTGGGGTCGGCGAACGGGTTCTCCGTCAGCCCGAGCGCCGCATTGGCTTGCGACGACGAGGTCAGGGTGTCGGCCGCCGTTCGGGCGACGTCACCGACCGCGCCGACCGCAGACGTCCCCACGGCGGAGCCCAGGCCGGCGAACGTCCCGGGCGCTTCAGGCACGGCTGGGCTCAGCGCCGCCAGCGAGTTGATCCGGTAGTCCTTGTCGGGAGTGGTGAGCGTAAATCCCACGTCAATCCTTCGGCGTTCCGTAGAACTTGGAGAAGTCGACCAGGACGGGCTTACCGTCCTTGCCGGCCAGGACCTGGTTGCCGAACATCAGCCCGTACTTGCCCTCGTCCACGTTGAACAGCTTGTACTGGCTGGGTGCGTGAGCGGTGATGCCGGCGTGGCGGATCGCGTCTTCCGTGCGCGTCGGCAACTCGTCCTTGAACTGGTCGGGCGGCATCCCCCACGGAACGAACAGGCGGCTGCCGTTCTGCGCGTCCACCGCGCCGCCAGTGACTGCCTTGACGGCGCTGGCCACGGCGCGCGGATCCACCTGGGACGGATCCATGCCGCGGTGGAACGTGTCGGCAGCGTAGTAGTTCTTGACCGCCTGGTAGACATCGCTGGCTGCGCTGTTGGCCAGGGTCGAGTCCGGGCTGGTGAACGCGCCTGGGCCCACCGAGTTCCAGAACGCTTGGCTGAACAGCTTGTCGTCGAGCTTCAGCGCGCGGCCGTTGCTCGTCTTCTCGTCCAGGTCCTTGCCCTGCAGGATGTGCGCACCCTCGAGGATGTAGCGGCCCACAGTGTCGGAATCCTGCGCGCCGGCGTCGGTCTGCACTTGGCCCGTGTGCATCGAGATGTTGGCCGCAGTCGCCAGCGTCGTGTTCTTCGGCGCCAGCTGGTGGACCGCGTCCTGGAACCACGCGTCCTGACCGTTCAGCCCAGTGCGGATCGCCTTCAGGTACGCCATCTGCGCGGCCGGGTTGCTGGCCGTCAGCATGCTGCTGATCTGCTCCGTCTCGGCGTTCGAGAAGATGTGCGCGTCGGCCTGGTAGTCGCCGCGGCCGGCGATCGCCACCGGCAGCCGGTCACGCACAGACTGCATGAAGTTGTTCGGCGAGCTCGTGTCCAGCGGCTTGACATTGCCCACGCCGTTGTTCTGCGCCCACTGCATGTAGTCGTCGTCGCGCATCTTGACCAGGCGCTGGAACGCCTCGGTGGCCTGGTGGAACACCGGCGCGGCCGCTGCTTCTCCCTGGCCGCCTTGCGGCTCCAGCTTGGCCAGCGTCTGCTGGGCCTGGGCCAGCGGCATCGTTGACATCTGGCCAATGAAGCCGCCCACCTGCTTGACGTAGTTCAGCTGTTCGAACCGGCGCTGGCCCTCGTCAGAGCCGTACAGGCGCTGCAAGTTGCCCAGGCCGAAGCGCGGACCGTCGAGCCCATCGAACGACTTGCCGGCCAGCAGCGACACCTGGGCGTCGCGCAAGTCCCGGTCCATCGCGCCGCGATCCTGCGCCAGGCTGCCGCCAAGCGCGGCTTCGGCCTTGCGCACCGCAGCCACGCGCTCCTGCCAGGACAGCTCGCCCCAGCCGCGGATGTTGGGCGCGGCTGCGGCAATTTGCGAGTCGTCCATCGGATCGACTTGCGGAGCAGGCGCGCCGGCGGGCGTCGACACCGACGCGGCCAGGGACTTGTCGAGCTCCTGCTGCAGGATCTTGCGTTGCTCAGGCGACGTGCTCGGCCGCGCGAGCTCGTTGCGGAGCGCGGCGATGTCGTTCTGCGTGCGCTGGGCCTGGGCGGCCGGGCTGTTGTCGGCCGAGACGCCATCGGGCATCGGCGCTTCGCCGGGCGCGAGCGGCTGCCCCTGCGTCGGCGCGACGTCGGTGGGCGTGGCCACGCCGGGCACCTGGGCCTTGAGCGTGCCGCGCATCGTGGTGCGGCCGCCACCGGCGCCCACGGTGGACAGGAACAGCTGCGGGTTGGTCGACGCGAGCACGTCGACCTGAGTCTGCGCCAGGCCGTGCTTGACGGTCTGCTGCATCTTCAGCTTCTGCTCGGGCCCGATCGACTCGAGCGAGCCGATGGCCGCCACGCGGTTGCCCACCAGCGTGTCGTAGTTGTCGTTGCTCGGGTCGGCAGCCAGCGAGTTCTGGTCGTTGGCCATCCCCTCCTGCGTCTCGTACAGGGTCTTGGTGGCGTACACCTGTGCCTGCTGCGCGGCCGCGGTGTGCAGCAAAGACTCGCGGCTCGTGGCCATGTGCGACTCGAGCACCTTGGCCGCCACTCGATTCGGAGCCTGCGACATCAGCTCTTGCGTGCGATCGTCGATCGCTTGCGGATAGCTGTCGGCCAGCGTCTTGAACTTGGTGTTGAATTCCGGGTCGCTCGGGTCGAGCGCGTTCACCTGCTGCGTGAACTGCTGCTGCAGGTCGGTGCGCGCCTTGGATGCGTTGTTGTACGCCCACATGCGGCCCTGGTCATTCTCGACCCGTTGCACTTGGTGGCCGGCTTCCTCCAGGCTCGACCCCAGCTGGCTCAGGCTGTTGCCGATGTCCGCGCCGAAGTCTTGCGGCGACGCCTGGGCGGCAACTTGACCTTGCGGAAGAATGTGGTCGTCGTAGGTCGGGATTTGGGGCACTGGTCAGCCTCCGAAAGATTGGCCGCCCATGCCGCCGCCGTACATGCGGCCGAGGCCGCCGACGACCGCGCCGGCCGCAGCCAGGTAGCCCGAGGTCGTCGCCTCTTGCGAGTTGGCGTTCTCCAGCAGCGACTGGTCCTTGTAGCCCGCCGCGCGCAGCGAGGCGTTGTACTTGATCGTCAGGTTGTCCAGCATCGCCGAGCGGGCGCTGTCGGCCAGGACGTCGGTCGGCGAGCCGCTGCCAACGTCGACGCCACTCGCGCCGTACGCGGCCACGCCCTGCCCGATCCGGCGCTCGGCGTCGCGCGACTGCGCCTGAGCCGCCGCCTCGCCCTGCTCGCTGGCGACCATCGCGTTCTGCGCCGCGATCTTGCTGTTGTAGTCGGCGGCGGACGCCTTCGCATTGGCGCTTCGGATGGCACCGGCCGCGGCCATGGCGATGCCGGCGATTGCTAGTGGGACTGCCATGACGTGATCCTCGCGTAGAGAGCGCTGTCCTCGCCCGTGGGGAGGTGCGCGCGCATGCACGGCGCTTCGAGCTGGAAGCCCAGCATCTTCAGCCACCGGTGGCCCTGCTCGAAATCCGTGCGGACGTCAGCCTCGATGCGTCGATACGGTGCCACCTTGAGCAGGTTGAGCGCGGCGCGGTGCAGGCCGATGAAGTGCTGCCCGCAGTCCTGGTCGATGTAGGCCCACATCGTTGCGCGGTTGGGCCACAGTTCGACCAAACCACCAACAGCGAGCACGCGGCCCGCGGCCACGTAGGTGAACGACAGCTCCGACTCGAGCGCGCGAGCATGCGCCGGCGTCATGTACTCGCTGACGCTGGCCTGGGCAGGCTGCACCTGAATCAGCGCCAAGTGCTCCGCGCGGAAAGGCGTGAGGCTCATAGGTTGTCCTGCGTCTCCAGCTGAGCCATCAGCATGGTGATGTTGCACGGCAGCGGATCGGTGTGCGTCCACGAGAGCTGGCCTTCGGGCGTCCACGAGCCCTCCCATGACCACCGCTTGTCGCCGCTGAACAGTGCGGGCGCCAGCCCCATCGGGTCGGCACTCGTGCGGAACGGCTCGTCGTAGGCGCCCACGCCGTTGTAGTCCGACACCGCGTTGAAGCCCAGCGTCTGGAAGAACCGGAACACGGCCCGGAACACGCGCTTCATCTTGCCTTGCGCCGGCCCGTCCGCGCCGCCCGCTTCGATGCGCATCGTCTGAGCGCTGGCGATGTACTTCAGCCCGACCTGCACCGTCTTGGCCGTGCGGCTGAGCGTGATCGATCCGGTGTTGCTGACGACGCAATCCGGATGCGTGGCGCCATCGGCGAGCACGCCGACCGTCTCTCCGACCAGCCAGGTCAGGCCCGTGACCGTCGAAGTTGCGATGCCGTAGTTCCCGGCCGCGCTGCAATCAAGGTATGTCGCGGCGCCAACCGAATCGCCGTCTTCCCACAGCTTGTCCATGACTTCGACAGAGCGCAGCGTGGCGCCGTTGATCTGCCGGGACACGGCGACCCACACCTCGTCGCGCTGGATGTTTGGCGCCGGGATGCAGCACACGCTCTCGATGAACACTCGATTGCCACCGAGTTTGTGCTGCGCCCACCCGCACACGTCCTGGTCCTTGTCGTACGTGACGCTGACCAGGTTTCCGTCGTTGCGCACCACCCACACCGTCTGTTGCGGCGCGAGCTGCATGTCCATCTGCTTGATTCCACCAGTGGTCAGGTGCTCGCCCAGCTGCGAGATGTCGGGCGCCTGGAACGTGCCGCCGATGTACTGGTACATCATCTCGCGCACCTTGCGGCCGGTGCGCTGCAGGAACAGCAGCGCCTTGCCAGCGCGCACCGGCGCCACCTGGGCACAGCCGTACGCCGAGACTTGCCGTGCGCTGATGTTCGAAGGCGTCGTCGCCTGCTGAAGCGTGCCTGGGGAGACGACCCATTCTGAGCTCGCAGTGCCGACCACCAGGCCCCACTCGTCGGACATGAGCCACGCCACGGACGAAGCGGCCCGTGCGTTCAGCGTGAACGAGATCGCGTTCGAATCGACCACGGTGCCGTCGAACAGCGTGGGCGCGAAGTTCTCGTAGTCGCCCGTGTTCGAACCGTCCACACGGCTGGGGTAGTTCGTGGAGCCGCCCCAGGTGAGTCGATCCTGGTGGAACGTGACCGCGGCCGGATACCCGTCCGTCGAGTTCCACACGCCCAGGCGCCAGAAAGTCGTGCTGTTGACCACGGGCGAGGTCGGCGCCGACAACGTGATCGGCACGCTGCCGGTGCCGTAGCCAGTGCCGGTGGCCGTCATCGTGATGCTGGTGACGACGCCCAGCGTCAGCGTGGCGTAGCCAGCGGCGCCAGAGCCGGTGCCACCGAACGTGACGGTCGGAGGCGACGTGCCGTAGCCGCTGCCGCCGTTGTCGACCGAGGCGGTGAGGATGTTGCCGGACGACGCCGTGCCGTGGCCGGTGGCCGTGGCCAGCACCTGGGTGCCAGTCGGCGTGGCCCAGGTCAGCGTGATGTGCGTGGCATCGACGAATGTGGCGATCGTCCCCCACTGCCACACACCGCCGCCGCACTTGATCCGCAGCGTGCGACCGACGTCGCTGGCACGGAAACCAGCTCCACCGTTGATGCCAGTCGTGCTGCTGGCCGTGACCGTGACAGTGCCCGTCGAGCCGCTCGGCGTCAGGGTCGTGGTCGTCGAGTTGATCGGCAGGTACGGACCGTCAAGGAACGTGATGTTGCTGATCGCCCAGTTGGTCGCGCCGAACCGCTGCAGCTTGGCCGGCGGGTAGTTCGGGTGCGCGATGTACAGCGTGTCGGCCGACTGCGCAAACGTCAGGGCCGAGAGGTCACTCGAGGCGTACGGCGAGACGATCTCGTAGGGGACACCTCCGCTGAGCAGCTGCCCGTCGTTGGCGTAGAACCGAACGTAGTTCTGACCGAACTCCAGCACGTACGCCTGGGTGATGCTGAACTCGAACTTGACCAGGCGGACCGAGAAGTTCGAGTTCTTCACCGCGGCGACAAAGCGCGTGCCCGGCCGCTTGGTCAGGCCGCCTTGGACGGTCGGCATGAAATTCAGGCACTGCGCGAGCGCGGTGCGGTAGCGGGCGATGTCGAAGCGCCCGTACACAAGGGGCGACCATTCGCCCCCGTTGAAACTGTTCTGGACCCAGGTTGCGCGCGCCATGGCTCACAACCTCGCAAGCCACCAGTCGTCGTCCGGCGGATCGGCCGGGATCGACTCGAACGCATCGGCGACGCGCGCCTCGGACATGGCGTCCTTGTAGTCGTCCTGGAGAGCCTTCTTCTTGGCTGGCGAGTTGGTCAGCACTTCGCAGATGTCGATGGCCAGCGACAGCGACAGCACGCTGTAGAAGCTGGCGTCGAACTGCGTCACATCGGTGATGTCGGCGATGTAGCGCAGGTTCAGGCTGACCGGGACCGGCGTCGTGGTCGTGACCAGCACAGGCATGAACGGGTAGGCGCTCACGCCGAACGGCGACGTGGCCGAATTGGTCAGGATCTTGCGGCCCTCGATCGCCCAATCGAGGTAAGCGTCGTTGGGGTAGATCACGCGCAGGCAGTCAGCCGGCAGCGAGAACTGGTACTGGTAGTCCGAAACCGGCGTGGTCGAATCCGGCGCCAGCACCACGCGCTTGATGGCGAACTTCCAGAAGTGGCGACGGATCTCGTCGCGCCGGTTCGAGTCGTAGGCGACGGAACACGCACGAGCCTCGCGGCTGTTGTCCGCGAGGCTCATGATCGTGGCTGCGCCGACGCGCTGGAGCGCGCTGTTGCAGATGTCGACGACCGACTGACCGGCCATGTCAGCCCACGCCGGCCAGAGCTGCGTTGACGCTGGACCCGGCGCCGCCGGTGATCGCGCAGCGCACGTTGCACGCAGGCATCTCGATCGGCGTGACGACGAACGGCAGCGTGGTGTTCTTCACGATCGCGTTGCCGGCCAGGGCGCCGACATCGCACCACGTGTTGTCGAGCAACTGCACTTGCAGGCTGATCGTGGCGCCGCCCGCAGTGCCGTCTGCACTGAACAGATAGCGGCCGCCACGGATCGGCGTTGACGGGCCGGTGGCGGTGAGCGCCGTGCCTTGCGTGCCGGGCACACCACCCCACACGGCGCCGGTGTTCAGGTCATAGACCTGTGCATCTGAGCGCGACATGACTTACACCGGCGGCCAGGTGCCGGTCGCGATCGCCAGGTAGAGCTTCTCCATGGCGATCAGGGCCGTTTCCTTGTCGGTGATGTTCGACGCGTTGAACTGGACTTCCGCGTCCTTGCTCTGCGTCGACGTCGCGATGCTGGGCGGCTGGTCCACCACGCCCTGGGTGTTGTTCACCCCGATGAAGTACGCCATGTGCGTCTCCTGTTAAGGAGCGGGGGCCGAAGCCCCCGCGTGGCCGATCAGGTCGGAGTGGAGAAGTACAGGTCCACGACCAGGGTGCCGGACGCCGGAAGGTTGGCGACCAGGACCTGGAGCAGGATCTGCTCTTCGGCCGTCAACGCGGTCTGCGTGATCGTCGCCGTCTTGCCGAACATCGTCGGCGTGTCCGTCGACGTGAAGACGGCCGCGGCCTTGTACTTGGCCACCGAAGCTGCCGTACCGACCGACACCGTCGACGTGCCCAGCGACGTGTCGCTGGTGATGACGCCATAGGCGAAGGTCAGGCCGGCCGGCACGTAGGCCAGGTAGATTTCGTTGCCGGCGCCGAAGACCTGGGACGCCAGCGTGATCGTGGCGCGGTAGCGGCGCAGCCGCGCGCCGTAGCCAGACACCGCGGACGCCTTGACGACCGGGGTGCTGCCGATGCCCGACAGTTCGTTGGAGAGAGTGGTTGCCATGCGGGCCTCCGATTAGGCGCAGTTGATCTGGACGACGCGCTTTTCTTCGATGCGCGCGCCGCCGAAGGTGCCGGTCACGTAGACCTGCCACGAGTTGCGCTTGTCGGGGCGCTTGTCGACCGAAGCCGTGACGTCGTTCCACATGCCGAGCGCGACGCCCGACTTGGCCCACACCGGCACGTAGTACAGGCCGCCGGTGTTGATCGAACCCGCGTAGCTCGCGCCGCCCGGGATGCGTTCCGTGTGGACGAAGTTGAAGCCCATGAACGAGCGGATGCGGCCTTCGACCAGGACCGGACGGTCCGTGTAGTCGAGGTTGATCGCCTGGACTTCGTTGAGCAGGTTGTCGTGCTGCGTCGCGGTGATGCCGCAGAACAGCTGCTCGGTGTCGAGGTCGATTTCCGCGGCCATCAGCAGCTTCTTGGCGGCGCGCAGCTTGGCGACGTTCAGGCCGGTGTTGCCGGTCGAACCCACCGTGGCCGCCACGATCTGGCCCGAGGGGAACGTCACCGCGGTGGTGCCGTTCTCGCCGGTCTGGTTCGTGCCGAAGATGCCGTTGATGATCTCGTCGTCCATCGCGCGGCCCATGGCGTAGACGCCGGCCGTGGTGTACGGGCCCGCCGGGTCGATCAGCATGCGCAGGCGGTCCTGGCTGTCGATCATGTCGGCCCAGTCGTAGTCGACCGGGTAGATCCAGCGCTTGTCTTGTGGCGTGGAGATCAGCGGGGTGTCCGAGTGCCGGCCCTGGTTCTTGACCGGGGAGACGGAACCGAACTGCTCCACCATCGAAGCGGCCTTGCCGTGGAAGGCGTTCTCGGTGACACAGCCACGAAGGCGCGAGCCCTGCTGTTGCAGCAGCATCGCGATGTTGGTGCTGTACTGCTGTACGAATGCGGCATTGACGAAATTGGACATGAGTCCTCCGGATGAGGGGTCAAAACGAAAGTCGTGGGCTAAGGCGCCACATCTCCCGGCTTGTCCTCATCCGAGGGGCCAACGTCGTCGCCCACTTGGGCCGCAGGGGTCACGCGAAGATCGCGGGGTCCTTGTCTGCGTTCGCGGACTTGCGCTTCTTGTCCGACTGGGTCGGACTCGGTGCGCTCACGATGCGATCATAGAACCATGTTTGGATTTCCGCAACACGATTCAGGTCCTGAGAGCGCGATTCCACCTTGACCTGCGCGATCGCGAGCTCCAGGCAGCGAAGGCGAATCTCTTCGTCGGTCACGTTTCCACCTTGGCCTCGGCAGCCACCGTGGTGTCGCTCGGCGCGCTCATGTCGACCGCCGGCGGGTTGGCCGGGTCGATCGGCGAGGTGGCCGTCAGATCGGCGATGTCGCGGACATAGAACGTGACGAAGCCCGTCGACGCGTCCAACTTGTCCTCGACGTAGTAGTTGGCCAGGTTGGCCAGGTTGTTGGTCCGGCGCGCCCAGTCCCACAGGTAGTTCTGCGTGATGTTGCCGAAGGTGTCGCCGCGAGCGGATTCTTGGATGGCCATAGTCAGCTTTCCGAGGGGTAGGCGAACGCGTGCAGCCGCGCCATCTCGGCGACGGCTTCGGCGTCCTTGTTGACGTACTTGGCGACGAACGTCTTGTCCGTGCGCAGGGATGCGATCTTGGCCTTGGCCTCGGCCGGCGTGAGCGCCGTTCCGAAGCGCGTGTCGCCCTTGCCCGAGACGAAGCCGTCTTCGGCCATGCGCGAGCCGATCTTCTGCAGCAGCTCCATCGTGCCCTTGTGCCCGAGTGCGCTGGCCAGCTTGTCGATCGTGGCCCCGTCCATGCCGAGCCCGCGGGCGCCGGCCTGGGCGTGCGCCAGGTTCTGTGCGAACGCCTGGCCCCAGTTGGCGCGCAGCGCCTGGTCGTCGGCGGCGAATTGCTGCTGACGCTGGGCGTCGCCCGCCGTGTTCAGACCGGCCACGTGCTCGTTCCACTTGGCCGCCAGCGTCTCGCCCTGCTTCTGCGTCAGGCCCAGCTCGTGGAACCAGCCAGCCGCCTGCTTGGAGAACTCCGGGTCGCTGCCCTGGATCGCGTCGAGCTTGTAGCCCGCAGGATCGGCCGGACGACCCAGGCGGTTGAAGAACGCCGCTTGTTCCTCGGGCGTCGCGTCCGGCTTGGGGATCACCACGGCATTGCCGGCCTTGTCGGCGCCCAGCAGCTTTTCGAGGTTGCGGTAGCCCTCGAGCACCTGCTTCGGTTCGGTCCAGCCCTTGTTGGCCACGTAGCCCACGGTGATCTCGTCGGCGCCGGTCAGCCAGGCGGGGGCCGCGGGGGCCGCTGGCGCAGCAGCCGGAGCCGCGGCGGGAGCAGAAGCAGCCGGCGCGGCTGCCGGGGCGGCGGCAGGGGCCGCAGCAGGAGCGGCTGCCGGGGCGGCAGCCAGCGCTTCGGAAGTGCTCATTCGTCAGTCCTCGTCTTGGTAGCTGGGGCATGCATCGCCCACAGCTGTTCGTCGGTCAGGTTCAAGTGCCGCGCGATGCGCAGCCACACTTCGCGCCTGCCCTCCAGCACGGCGTGCAGCCGCGGATCGGCGTGGAACGTCGTGTCGTTGGCCCGGCAGAACCGGGCCAAGTCTTCCAGAACCTCGTCAGCCATCGGGCCGGTGAACGTCTTGACGTACGCCGTACGCCGGCGGCTGATGAAGTCGCGCGCAATCTGCAGGACGCTCATGCTGCCATCTGCTTTTCAGCAGCGTTTTCCACCACAGGCGGAATGGGCTCCAACCACGATTGGGCGAAATCCGCAGCAATTCCGACCGCGCCGTACTCCGTCACCAGCGTGCAGTCGACGGCAGTGCACCGCCAGATGCGCCCCAGCTTTGAATGCTCGCCGCGAAGCGATGCAACGCGGACATGCTTGCCCACATTCAGGCCGTCGGTGCCGCCGATGACGCGGCAGAGAACACCGGCTTGTACTCTCATGCGGCTGCCGGCTGTCCGGCGTTCGGGTTGGTGCCTTGCGGGCTGGTCGCCTTGGCCATGGCCGCCATGCCGGGCAGCGCCTGCGTGACCTGGGCGGCTTGCTTGTCCTGCTCGCGCCCTTGGCGCTTCATGGCAACCGTGGCCGGATCGGCGATGAAGCGGAACGGCACGCCGTTGATGTCGGCCAGCTCAGGGATCAACGTGTCCCAGTCGAACCAGTCCATCGGGGACGGGTCCTGCGTCTGGCTCACGATCTCGGACGCCCACTGCACGGAGCGCATCGTGCCGGCGGCTTCCTCGGCGCGCATCATGCGGTTCAGCGGTGCGTCGTACTCCACCTTGTACTGGCCGCCGGCCTCGAGCACGGACCGCGGCGGCGGCGGGACGAGGCCCTGGTACAGCAGCAGGTCCACCTCGCGCTCGATCATCGGGCCCAGTCCTTCGGACTGGTGCCGGCCCATCGTCGGCGACAGCAGCGCACCCTTCTCGCGTGCGCGCTCCAGGACTTCGGTGGCCGTCATCTGCGGCGTGTCGATCAGGATCTGGAACAGCGTGACCAGGAACGCGTCGTTGATGGCCATGCGCTCGTCGTCCATCAGGTCCTTGCCGACCGCCACGTTGCCCACCGGCAGCGTGTGGACGAGCGGACGACCGTCCGCGTTGACGGCACCGTAGTTCGTCGCGCCAGGCTTCAGGCTCAGGCCGTCCATGATGCCGTCGTCGTGCGCCAGCAGCACCGGGTCCACCGTGCGGTGGCCCTGCTTCAGGACGATCTTCTTCTGCTCGTTCAGGACGTTGATGCCGGCCAGCACGTTCATGGCCGGCCCACGGCCGTACGTCTCGCCCGGCGCCACTAGGTAGCGCGGCACGCTGTAGGGCATGCAGCGGTAGCCACCCTCGCCCAGCAGCGTCTTGGTGTCGCGCAGGATGTAGTGGCTCGAGAACCGCTTGGACTTCCATGACAGCGTCAGCGTCGGATCGAACTCGGCGTTCGGCTGCACCATGTGGATGACCGTCACCTCGTCCTCGGGGTTCACCTCAAGGCGGCTGCGCAGGTTCTCGGGCAGCTTGCCCGGCCACTTCTGGTTGATCTGGCGCAGCGTCATCTTGAAGCGGCGCGCCACCTTGTCGACCTGGCCCTGGTGGTTGGTGGCGAAGAACAACTCGCCCAGGAACACCTGCTTGTAGCGCAAGCCCTTGGCCCACGGCTGGGTCGGATCGCGAAACTCGTCGGTGAACAGGCACGAGGTGCCGAACGCGCCGACCGAGACGTAGCCGTCGTGGGTCTGCGACTGGAAGCCCGAATGCGGGCTGTAGCGGTAGCGGAACAGCGCGTCGTTCAGCTGGTCGTACCACAGGCGCGCCGCGCGGTCCTTCATCAGCGCGTCCTCGGTGGGACGCATGCGATGCCACTTGCCGTTGGCCGGCGTGATCATCGACTCCATGGCGGCCGCGAACTTCCACAGCGCCGAGTTGGCCGTGACGTCGAACTGCGCCTGGCTGCGCTTCTGGCCGGGGACCACGTTGCCGCGGCTGTAGAAGCTCGTGGAGTAGTACGGCAGCACCTTCAGCGCCACCTCTTCCCAGTGCTTCTCCCAAATGCCGCGCTTGCCCTCCATGATCTCGAAATCACGAAGGATGTCGCTGACCACCTCGGCGTCGCGGTCGCGCGGGTCGGCCACCTAGCCCCCCAGCAACGTCTTGGACGTCGTGCCCATGTTGCTCAGGCCGGCACCGCCGGTCAGCATCGTGGCGGTCAGTCCGCGCTGCAGCCCCATCTGTTGCTGCTGGGCGGCCACGTCGAGCGCGTCCTGGCTGTTGCTCACGGTCGGGGCGGGCGCGACCATCGCCGGCGTCAGCGTCTTCTTGGCGAACAGCGTCCCCTGCTCCGGGTGCGTCAGCGACCGCAGGCCCGGCCCCATGAGCGCGCCTTGCCACGTCAGCCCGGGGCTGGTGAACGTCTTGTTGAGCATGCCGACCATGGAACTCATAGTGGTGCGATTATCGCAACGCGCAAGGCAAACGTCAACGCATCAGCCAAAGAAGTCGTAGTCGACGTCTTTGGCTCTCGAATTGCGCGTCATGTTCTGCCGTGAAGTCCCGGTGTCGTTGCGTGCGATCGTCTTGGCGAACGTCAGCGCCAGCGCCTCGGCCGAGTCAGGCGAGGCCAGGCCGCGCTTTTCCCGCATGTGCTCCTTGGACTCGAGGACGATCTTGTTGTCGGACGGGGTGTAGCTGTACTCGGGTCCGGTCAGGTCCGACAGCAGCTCCGCGTCGTTGGGCAGGCTGCCGATCGTCAGCCAATCGCGCATCAGGCCCCACATCTCGGCGCGCTTGTTGACGTAGGTGTTGGCGTCGTTGGGGCTGCCGCCGGCCTGCACCTCGATGACCTGGAACCGCCACGCCTTGAGGTTGTCCACCACGCCACCGCCCACGCCGTTGCCGTCCACGAAGATCGCGTCGACCTTGTGCTTGTTGGCGAGCTCGGCGACAAGGGTGGCCAACTGCACCGTGTCGAACCCGCGCCGGCGCTGCCACGGGATGCACTTGGCGTCGCGCCCCTTGCGAAACGCGATCACCGACTGGTCCTTGCCGAAGCGCGCCACGTCCACCCCCATGACCAACGGCGCCCCGGGATCGGGGATCACGTCACGCTGCTGGGCATCCAGGACGGCCGAGGACCCGATGAACTGGTTGTCGGCCCGGTTGGGGAACTGGCCGTACACCTCGATCCGGGCCTCGTCCGAGTCGGCGCCGTGCTTCTTGATGATCGAGTCGTAGGCGTCCTTGACGATGCCCTCCACCAGGCGGCCGTCGATCTGCCGACGCAGCCACGAGTCCCGGTCGGCATGGAAGCATTCGAAGAACGCCCCGTCGTTGCGCCGCGGGTTGCTGAACGCCAGCCAGTAGCGGTCCACGATGTCCTCGGTGAACACGCCCTGGGCCACGGTCCAGATCGGCTTGGGAATGCCCGACGCCTCGTCGAACAGGTACATCTCGCCGTAGCCATTGTGGGCACCGGCGAAGGCATCGGGGTTTTCTTCCGACCAGAGCTGGGCCTGGATGTACCAGTACTTCGGGTCGATCTTCATGTCCCGCTGCACGAGCTCGGCCAGCCACTTGGCCGGCACGATCGACGTGGCGTTGATGTCGAACCAGTGGGCGTTGATGCTGAGGGACACCCACTTCGAGATCTCGGGGAACGTCTTGGTCTTGAGCTGCGGTTCACCGTTGGCCGTGACCCACACGGAGCCCCCGAGCCTGGTGGAGGCCAACCAGTGCGCGATCCAGGAGAACAGCGCCGACTTGCCGATGCCGCGGCCCGATGCGACGGCCTCCCGGAACATGGGCGGCAGGACGTTGTGGATGATGCGGTGGTCCCGTGCCCGCTTGATGTAGGCCGCCAAGTCGCCCAGGACGTCGTCCTGCCACTTGCGGGGGCCCTTGATGTGCTCGAGCGGCGTGCCAGCCTCGCCCCAGGGGTAGACCATCCGGACGAAGTCCCGCGGATCGTCAGCGATGTCCGGGTTCCAGATGTCGGCCATCAGCTGCTGCTCGGATGCAGCGTCGTACTTGGTCGTGGAGCCTGCCATTTACGGTCCTCGTAAAGAGGTGCGGATCACCTCAAAAATAAAATTCAGGCCGCCCGATGGGACCCGGGGGCTCAGCGCCGGCGGGATTCTTGGGGGTACCCCCACCCGCACCCGGCCCTCCGGCCAAATAGGGGACCCGTCCTGGCTGTCAGCTGAAGATGTCCGGCTCGAGCGGGTCGACATCGCCTGGCTTTTCAACGGGCACGGATTCAATATCCGCGGGCCCGATCAGCTGCACCGAGGGAGATTCGACCAATTGGGCGTCCGACACGTCCAACTGGTCGCTTACTGGACGACGGATGCGCGAGAGATAGGCCGATCGGGCATCGTTGATGCTGATCGTCTGCTGCACATTCAGATCGATCCGCTCGCCGAACTTCTTCGGGTTGGCCTTGGCGGCGTTCCACTGCCGCGCCTGAATGCGGTTGCGCGCTCGCGACGCATCCTGATCGGTGTCGGCGATCTCGATCATCTCGTCTGCCCAAATCTCGGCGCGAATTTCCATCGCGCGAGCGAAGCGATGAGCCGGTTCTCGCAGTCTGGACAGGTCGTCGTACAGGCTCTTCACGCTGCCGTAGGCGCCCACGATCGCCTGCCTGATCGGCATGCCACTCAGAACACGCTCGATCACCAGGTCAATCCGCGCCTCATCGGTCGGACTACGGGTTTCCCCTAATGTTGCGTTCATCGTAACACGCTGCTATAGTCGCACCATGCCTTGATTGTGAGGCACTGAACGAAAGCGAGCAAATCATGAACAACCAACAGCAATTGATCGCCTGGATCAACACCCACGATTGCGGCGTGCAACCGTGCGCCATCGTGCGTGACGGCGAGGTCGTGATCCGTGTGGCGATCGCCCACAGCGACGAGTGCGAAGAGCACGTCGTGAGCACCTACAGCGAAGCTCGCAACGCGCTGGGGTACTGAGATGAGAAGCGAATACGCCGCCAACCTGGCTCTGCAAAGCCAGCCTCAGCGGCAACAAATCAACAGGCAGCCTGTGCGTCAACAACCGCACAGGTCTTTTTTCGGCTTCATCGTTGCGATGATCGCATCGGCGTTATAGGGGAACAACATGGCAACCACTGGATACAACGGCTGGACGAACTACGAAACGTGGGTCGTGAAGCTCTGGCTGGACAACGACGGCACGGATCTCGAGGAAATGGCGCGCGAGTGCCTGCGAGATGCGATCGACAAGGACCAAGGCAAGGATGACGCGACGATCTGCCTGCGTGACCAGCTCGAGGCGTACGTCGACGAGCTGCAGGAAATCGGCAACCTGCCGACCACTGGCATGTTCGCGGACCTGCTGGGCCACGCGCTGGGCATGGTCGATTGGCGCGAGATCGCCGACAACGTGATGGGTGACGTGCCCGTCTACGTCGCTGGCGTGAACATGCCGGGCTACATGCCCGACAACACGCCGGCGGCGTTCCTCGATGCTGACGACGCGCGCAACTACATCGCAAGCGAGATGCGGATGCGTGCCGAGTCGTTCGAGGACCGCACCGATCCCGAGTGCCTGTCCGATGCCTGCCTGGCCGGCGACTACTCGATCCCCGATGGCAATGCGCAAAACCTGCGTGATGCCGCGGATCACCTGGACACGCTGTCGACCGAGGGAGGCGCCGCGGAATTCGGCATCACCCTGGCGGGCACGCACTACTTCATCCACGTGGAGTGATCGCCGTGTCCATCTATTTCCTGTCCCGCCTTGACGCGCAGCTGTGCCTGCTGGCCCTGCTGCGTGCTCACCGAGTCGCCCACATGAAGACCGTGGACGGCATGTTCGAAGTCATCACAGAGGAGTGACCCATGCGCACCATCCTGTTCATCATGCTGGCGGCGTTGATCTGCGCGCTGCTGCAAGCCTGCGACGGCGACATCGCATCTCCTTTCGACAAGCCCGACGAGTCGACCCAGCCCGTCACGCAAGGGGAGACGTCCAAGTGAAGCACACCTACACCATCCTGGCCATCGCGCGGCGCCATCCGGCTCTGTTCGCCTGGCTGCTGACTCGCAAGGGAGCCTGAGCCATGGCTGCACGCCGCTACTACGCTGTTCGGGCCTACGGGTTCCCGGGCCATCCGTTCCCGTCACGCTTCTACGATGCCGAGCCCACTTTGGCCCACGCGCGCCGGACGGCGTCGAACCTTGTGCGAGATGGCTGGCGCTGTGCCGACATCCTGCGCGAGCTGCCGCGGCCGCCAGGCCACGAGATCGGCGCGCACTGGGAGCCGGTTGAAACCCTAGGCGTCGCATGACACACCACCGACCAAAGCCCTTCATCCCCTAGACCCCAGCCCCAGCCACTGAGCCGCCCACGAGGCGGCTTCTTCATAGGTAAACGGGTAAACGACCGTCAAAAGGGGTGGCAAATTTTCATAGGTAGCACACCCCTTCTACCTATTTTTCTTGTTTTAAATAAGAAAACATACATATGAGAACCTGAGCACTTGTAACCGCACAGCCCATGGCAATTATTTTCCACAGCGCACCACACACCACACCCACGTTTCCCCAGCGGACTGACTTCAAATCGTGGGGGGAAAGGGGTGGATGAACAAAAACCTAGGATCCATGCGGGTTAGCGGCCCGCTACCCCTTCCCACAAACGATCCAGGAAAGGGTGAAACGAACAGCCCTGTTGCACCAAAGCAACGAAAAAGGCGGCCGAAGCCGCCTTGGAAATCCCCAAAAATCCCCGCCAGTTACACCTCGAAATATCCTAGGTTTCGCTAAAGTGTAACAATTCCGGAAATTACTGCCTCAGCCAAATCGCTGGCGAGGCATTTTCCAGACGTCCGTAGTCCTCGGATCCGTCCAGCTTGACCATCCGGTAGTAGCCTTCGTCGTAGCCGCGATGCACCCAGCAGACGTACTCGTGGTCTGACTTCTCTGGCCTGACGACGCACAGGCGCCCCGTGATGTCGCTGGCCACGCGGTGGTTGTCCCGGAAGTACACCAGCCACCCATCGAACTGGCCGCCGTTGGACAGCACGCGGATGGCGCGCACGTCGTCATCGTTGTCGGCCGGCGCAACCACCGTCTTGGGTCCAGGCGCATTGCCGCGGACCACTTCACCCTTCGCATCAGCGATCCCGATCACTTTCACCATCGAGCCCGTGGGCGATCCAGCTGCCTCGATGCCCGCATGCCTGGCCACTTCATTGAGTGGTTGGTTCAGCACGCGCGCCGTGGCTGCCAGCTCCTCTGCCCGCCAGCCACGCTGACCACTCAGCATGAGCGAGACGGCCGAGCGATCAAGCTCGAGCGCCTTGGCTAGGCCAGCCTGGTTCATCTGGCGTTCCTCAAGGCGTGCGAGGAACCACTGCTTGTTCACGGTTGCATTCATGGATTGGCTTGCTTTCTATCAATGGCGCGGATCATAACATTAGAGCTCCCTACTTGCTAATAAGCTCGCAACGAGCTAGGGAGATCACAACACATCATCTACCGATTCACCCGGCAATCAGCATGCCGGTGTCGTTGCTGGCTTGCCATCACGTTGCGATTGTCGTAACATCAAGCCATGTCTTCGAAACCAGATTCAACACCTCACCTGGGCGGCCCTGGCCGCGCACGCGGGGCCGGCAAGTTCGGCAAGCCCACCTACGACCAGGCGGCGCGCATCGTGGCCAAGTTCGGTGGCGAGAACGCACTGGCTGAAGCCCTTGGCATCAGCCGCGTCACCGCCTACCGCTGGGGCTACGCCGCTCCGTATGGCACGGATGGCCTGGTCCCCACGCAGATGGTCGACAAGGTGCAGCGCGCAGCCAGGCTGCAAGGTGTGGTGCTGACCGCAGACGACTGGCTGCCCACGCGCGCTCAGTACGACCAGCCCGAGCAATCAGGCGAGGCCGAATGACCGCCACAGCCTACTTAGGCGTCGATCCCGGGACGCATGGCGCAATCGCGCTGTACGCCCCTGACATCGATTTCGCCGCGGTCGAGGACATGGGCACGCCCAACACCAAGGGCGTGAGCGCCAAGTTCGTGGCCGACCTGATCCGGAACATCAAGACGTCTGCCGGTCCGGTCACGATCGAGGCGTGGGTGGAGAACGTGGGCTCACTGCCGAGGCAGGCCGGCTCGTTCAACTTCGGCCTGTACACCGGGATCGTGCATGGCGCGCTGGCCGCGCTGGGGATTCCGTTCCGCCTCGTCGCGCCGATCCGCTGGAAGCAGACGTTGGGGCTGCGTGGCCACGACAAGAACATGAGCCGCGCGCTCGCGGCGCAGCTGTTCCCGCAGCTGGCCGATCAACTGGAACGCGTCAAGGACGACGGCAGGGCCGAGGCGCTGCTGATCGCCTGGTACGGCGCACACAAAGGAGATCCTGTATGACCCGAACCCTCGATGACGTCACGCCGGCTGAATGGAGCGCATCGGCTCGCCGCGCGCTCGCCATCGACAACGTCAACCGCCCGGCCCACTACACCCAAGGCTCGGTCGAGTGCATCGACGCTATTCGCGCCGCGCTCACGCCTGAAGAGTTCGCCGGATTCTGCAAGGGCAACGCGATCAAGTACGTCTGGCGCGAACGCCACAAGGGCGGAGCCGAGTCGCTGGCCAAGGCCGGCTGGTACCTCGACAAGCTCAAAGCCTAACCCCCACCCCAGGAGACAACGATGGGCGACTTCTTCCGTGAGGCAACCACACCGCACGCGCGCAAGCGCTACGAGATCGACGACGAGTTCGTCGTCTACGTGACACCCAGGCCCCGGGAAGGGGCCATTGGCAGCTCGCGCGTCGGCGCAATGAGCGACAGGCAACCCGCCGACGCGGGCCCCCAGCGGGAGCTGTTCGCAGCTGCCTGACCCTGCTTCCCAGCAACAACGTCTTCCCAACGCCTGAAAGGCAATCCATGACCACCAAGACCGAAATCAAGCCCCTCGCGCTCGCGGCCGTTGCCGCACTGGCGCTTGGCGCGCCGCTCGAGGGCGGCACGTTCCAAGGCATCCTGACGCTGCCCAGCGGCGTGCATGTCGTCGTCGTGCTGCTGGCCGACAAGCCCGGCAAGGAGCTGAACTGGGCCGACGCGATGAAGTGGGCCGAGAGCGTCGACGGCGAGCTGCCGGCGCGCCCGGCCGCGGCCATGCTCTTCGCGAACGCGAAGGATCAGTTCGAGAAGGACTGGCACTGGACGTCCGAGGCCTACAGCGGCTCGTACGCCTGGGTGCAGCACTTCAGCAACGGCGACCAGGACGGGGGCAACGTCAACCGCAAGACCTGCGCTCGGGCCGTCCGCATGATTCCTTTGGTCCTTTGATCCTTTCGAAGGAGCCAACGCATCATGACCACGATCACCCTTGAGGATCTCAAGTCCGACCAGGTGCGCCTGGCCGAGAAGATCGCCGCCTTCGAACGCGCGCGGCCGCGCGTCATCACCGTGGCCGCGGCATCGATCTCGCTGGCCGAAGGCGAGACCTACGCCGGCCTGATCCTGAACGACGACGGAACGCCGGCGCACCACCTGGTGCTCCTGCCCGGCGAAACCGAGGCGAACTGGGCCGACGCCAAGACGTGGGCGGCCAAGGCCGGCGGCGAGCTGCCGACGCGGCGCGAGCAGTCGCTGCTGTTCGCCAATGCCAAGGCCGGCTTCCAGGCGCGCTACTACTGGTCGAACGAAGCGCACGAGAACGGCTCGGGCGCCTGGATGCAGACCTTCGACTACGGCAACCAGTGCTGGAACGACGTCGACTACGAGTGCTGCGCTCGGGCCGTCCGCAGAGTTTCCGCTTGATCCTTCAATCCTTTTGAGGAACTGAGCCATGGCCCTCCACCATGACTTGCCGATCTACCGCACTGGCACTCAGCTGCTGACGGCCTGCACCAGGTCGTCAACAGCTACTTCGGCCTGTTGCGCCAGGCCAGCCACAGCCATGCCGATCGAGTCCGGCTCGCCAACGTCGCGCGCCGACGGGGCCACTGCGTGAACGGCCAACTCACCAAGACGTTTCAAAAGGCCGTCTAACCCCCACCCCAGGAGACAACGAGATGAGCGAGAAGCATACGGCGGAGAGGCAGAGCGAGATTTCGTTGCGCCTTGGATACGCTGACCCGCCATATGTTGGGTGCGCGCACCTTTACGCCGATCACCCGGACTTCGCCGGTGAAGTGGATCACTCGCAACTGATCGATCGCCTTGAATCGGAGTACGACGGTTGGGTTCTTCACGCCTCGGCAACGCCGACCAGTATCGCCACGATCGCACCACTGGTGGCAAAGATCCAGGGCGCCCGTTGGATGTCGTGGGTGAAGGGGTTTGCGGCTTTCAAGCGCAATGTCTCCGTCGCCTACGCCTGGGAGCCCGTCATCGTGAAGCCAGCACGCAAGCCGGTCGTCTCCAAGCGTCTTGTGATGCGCGACTGGGTGCAGGAATCAATCACGCTCAAGCGTGGTCTGACGGGCGCTAAGCCTGAAGCCGTCTGCCATTGGGCTTTTGAGATGTTGGGGGCGCGCCCAGAGGACGAGTTGGAAGACATCTTTCCTGGCTCGGGCGCAGTGACCTTTGCGTGGCGGACTTGGCAAGGAAAGTTCGCGCTTCCGACCACCAACCCGGAGCAATCCGCATGACCAACCGCGTTCTTTCGATCTGCACCGGAATGGGCCTGCTGGATCGAGCATTCCTCGACTCCGGTTTCCCCATCGTGCCAGGCTGCGAGATCGATGCTCAAAAGCGGGCGATGTATCACCAGCTCTGCGGGGGATCGCACCTAGTCCATGATCTTGCTGACCTTCCACATCATGTTGATGGCCTCAGGTTCGCTGGCGTCATCGGTGGCCCATCGTGCCAGTCGCACAGCAAGCTGAAGTCGATCCGCGCGCCGAAGTTTCCAGACCTGACACCGTTGGTTCGCCGACTGCTGGATGTTGTCGAGCCTGATTGGTACTGCTTCGAGAACGTCGTCCCGATCGACATTCCTGGAGCGTGGCACACGAAGTGCAACGCCATGCACTACTACCAGCCGCACCAGAGTCGCGTCCGCTGGTTTACGCACTCAATCAACATCGACCCGCCAAAGCCGGTCTACAGCGGCAGCGTGGACGACCTTATGGCCTACAGCGTGGTCGCTGGCCGCATCTACGGCCCCAAGCGCGGCGCACGGCTTCAAGGCTACCCGGCCGCCGCCGATCTTCCCTTTCCGTGCATCCAGCTCCAGCACGGCTTGGCCGATGCCGTCCCGTACCCGCTCGCCCTAGCCTGGGCCAACCAGATCAAGAAGCTCGAAAGGATCGCCGCATGACCAAAGACAACGCCAGCGGGGCGGGGATGGAGACGACGACCGACAACATCGAACTTCCGCCCGGAGACATTGGCCCGACCGACTCAAAATTCGGGTACAGCGACTCCCTGGTGCGGAAGATCGTGCAGGCACACAACGCCAAAGTGGAGCGGATGGAACAGGCGTTGGACATCGCAAAGGATGCGCTTGACCACTACCAACACGGCGGGTCGAGCTATCGCGCAATCGCGGCCAACGCGCTTGCCAGGATCGCCGCCCTAAAGCCCTGAAGGACACACCATGCCCGACAACAGCAAACTTCTGCCGATGGCCTGCACAAAGTGCGGCATGACCTGCGACATGCGCGAGTTCCACCCCTTCGCTGCGTGCCTGATGTTCAAGGCCTGCCGAGACAGCGACACCGTGCGCGCGAACCTCGCAGCGGTGCAAGACTATGCCCGCCAGGCTCCTGCCCCCGTCGAAGTGTCGAGGCTGGCTGGCGACTTCGTGGAGCACTCGCATCCCGAGTTCGGCCAAGGGTACTTCTGCACACCTGACGTGTTCGCGAAGATCGAGAGCGTGGCATCCACCCCGGTGTGTGAAGTGCCGGCCGGGCAGTTGGATGGTCTGGAAGCGTACTTGCGCTATCTGCTGACTGCTGTCGAAGTGCAGGTGTGGAGCAATGACAAGTTCGTCAAGGAGCACACTGCCAATCTGCGGCGTTGGGCTGATGCCCTCGCCGCCTCCCCCTCTCCCGCAGCGAGCATGGAAGTGCAGGGGCTGACCACCGAAGAGGCTGTGGCGACGGTCATCGGCACGAATCATCTTGATGGGCGTGTCCGATGGAACAAGCCAGGGTCTCTCGGGTTGCCGCTCGGAACGTCGCTCTACGGCCGACCCTCTCCCGCAGTGCGGTACCTCACCGCCGACGAAGCGACGGAGATCGCGACGCAGCACTTTCCGCGATGGCGCGAAGACATTCAAGAGCGGTTTGTCGTTCTGCTGTGCGACGCGTTCGAACGCGCTCTCGCCGCGAAGAACGGCTGGCGGCTGGGAGAAGGCCGTGGCTGAGCAACTTCCAATCGCCCCGCGCTGTGGCACCTGTGGCGGTCATGGCTGCCAGCGATGCATGCCGGCCATCATGATGGGCCGCCCGCTGCCCGCCGAGGGCCTGTGCTGGGTCAACCCGGCGCCGGACGCTTCCGTCCCGATGGTGCCGAACAGCACGACGCACAAGCTGACCATCGGCCCCGCACTTCCCTTCGAAGCGATCATCGCCGAGCGGGACGAGCTGCGCAGGGAAGTCGAAGCCTTGCGGGCGGATGCCGAGCGGTATCGGTGGCTGCGCGCTGAATGCGAAAAGCATGGGGGCCTGACCATCGCCAAGGAGGGCTCCTGGGGGCTCAATCCATGGTCTGGTGATGACCCTGACCGCGCCATCGACACCGCCCGGGCTTCGACGGACGAGGGGGTGGGGAAGTGAGCAAACAACCGTCTACCTGACCCGTTCATTCGAATCCGGGTTGCGGCACTATCGGCCCCCGCGCCGTGTGAGTATTTCCACAGAACCCATTGCCGCGGCGCGACCGGACCCCGACACTTCGGACCCTGGCTCATCGACTGAGCCTGTGACTCAACAGAATCGACCGTGGAACTAGAAACTCCTTTTCCTTACCAGCAGGCTGGCGCGCAGTGGCTCGCCGAGCGAAAGCAAGCGCTGCTGGCCGACGAGATGGGCCTGGGCAAGTCGTGCCAAGCCGTCGTCGGATGCGACCTGGTCGGTGCTCGGGACATCCTGGTCATCTGCCCTGCAGCGGTGCGCATCAACTGGGCTCGCGAGTTCGTCCGGTTCAGCCCGTTCGACCGCCCCATCGCGGTCATCGAGACGGGCAAGGACCCGCTGCCTGCGGCCGGCGTGGTCATCGTCAGCTATGACGGCGCGACGCAGCGCGCCAAGGAGCTCAGTCAACGCGACTGGGACGTTCTCGTGCTCGATGAAGCCCACTACCTCAAGGAGCGCAGCGCCAAGCGCACGCGCGCCGTCTACGGCCACACGGTCCGCATCCCCGGCATCGCCGCGCGCTCGCGCCGCAGCTGGCGCCTGAGCGGCACGCCGGCGCCCAACAACGCCAGCGAGCTCTACACCCACATGCGCTCGGCCGGCGTGGCCGACGAGAACTACTGGGACTTCACCTACCGCTACTGCACCGGCATGGACGGGACCTTCGGGTTCAAGATCACCGGCCACAAGAACATGGACGAGCTCAAGTCCAGGCTCGACCCCTTCATGCTCCGACGAACCAAGGACCAAGTCATGTCAGATCTGCCCCCGATCTCCTACCAGGAAGTCACCGTGCAACGCTCCAAGGTGGAGCTCGACCCGTACTTCTACGAGCAGTGGCGCGCGATCGGCCAGGCCAAGTTCATCGAGAACCTGGAGGCCAGCGACAAGACCCTGCGCATGGCGCTCGATGCCATCAAGCACAGCCCCAAGCCGCGCGAGGAAGACAAGCTGACGATGATCGAAGGCATGGCCCAGTCCATGGTGGCGTTGCGCCGCTACATCGGCATGGCCAAGCTGCCCCACATCTGCGAGATCCTGGCCGACGAGCTCACGACCAAGGCGCTGGACAAGATCGTGCTGTTCGCCGTCCACAAGGACGTCATCGAGACGGCGCGCGAGAAGCTGGCCAAGTTCGGCGCGGTCACGCTGTACGGCGGCACGCCGGCCGACAAGCGCCAGCGCAACATCGACAAGTTCATGAAGGACCCGACCTGTCGCGTCTTCATCGGCAACATCCAGGCGGCCGGGACCGGCATCACGCTGACCGCGGCCCACGAGGTGGCGTTCCTCGAGATGGACTGGGCGCCGGCCAACAACGCCCAGGCTGCCATGCGCTGCCATCGCATCGGGCAGACGAAGTCGGTGCGCGTGCGCACGTTCACGCTGGCGGGCTCCGTCGACGAGGACGTTGTGAAAACCCTGACGCGCAAGACGCGTGAGCTGACCAAGCTCTTTTGAACCCAAACTAGTTGCGATTATCGCAACGTGCTGCTATCATACGAACATCAACAGAGGGAAAAGGGAATCATGCAAATCACGTTCGAACTGAGCGCCTTATCCGAGGCGGATGTGCGCGGCCTGCAAGGTCTGCTGTCGATCCGCCTGTCCGAACTGGGCTCGTCCAGCCCCCTGCCTTCGATCAGCGAGGCGCCCCAGCCGGCGGTGGGTGAAAACACCGGCAGCACGCAGTCCGATGCCACTCCTTCATCGGGTGATGCGGCCGTGACCGAGGGCGCGGTTCCCCGCACCGATGCCGCGCCCTCGGCTCCCGTTCCCGACGCCGCGCCGACCAAGCGCGGCCCGGGCCGCCCCAAGAAGGCCAACGTCGTCGCCCAGGACGAGCCCGGCCTGGCGCTCGAGTCGGGCGAGTTCATCCCGGCTGCCGAGATCAAGCCGGCCGCCGCCCCCACCGCCGACGACCTGCGTGCCGCGCTGCAGAAGCTGACCAGCGCCAAGGGCATCCCGGCCGGCATCGACCTGCTCAAGTCCTTCGACTGCCAGCGCATCAGCGAGATGGCAGCCAAGGACGCCGAGACGCAAGCCAAGTTCATCGCCGCGTGCGAGGTGGCGTGATGGCGTCCCGGCAGATCATCCGGCTGTTCTTCAAGTTCGGCGCCACCGCGTTCGCCTACCTCGCTGGCGGCTTGTGGGCCGGCATGGCCACGCTGTTCGCGCTGACCTACGTCGGCGCCGTGGTGGAGGAAAACTGTGTCTGACCACGCACAGCTGGGCCCCAGCTCCGCGGAACGCTGGATGAACTGCCCGGGCAGCGTGTGGCTGTCCAAGGACATGCCGGGCCGCAGCTCGGAGCATGCGGAAGAAGGCACGCGCGCCCACAGCCTGGCCGAAGCCATCCTCACGGGCGGCAAGGGCAGCGGACCCGTCGAGATGGTCGAGCACGTCATGGTCTACGTCGACCACGTCGAAGAACTCGCCGACCAGGCCGGCGCGATCAAGCACATCGAGGTCCGCGTCAAGGTGACGGACCAGGTGTGGGGCACGGCCGACGCGATCGTCTGGAATCCCGACACGCGCACGCTGTACGTCCGCGACCTGAAGTACGGCGCCGGCGTGGCGGTCGAAGTCTGCGGCAACCTGCAGCTCAAGATCTACGCGCTGGCCGCCCTGCTCACCATGGGCTACCCGGCCAAGACGGTGGACGTGGGCATCGTGCAGCCCCGTTGCCCGCATGCGGACGGCCCGGTGCGGTCGATCTCGTTCGACGCCATCGACCTGATCGACTTCAACGCCGACCTGCTGTGGGCGATCGCCCGGGTCAACGAGGCCAAGGCCAAGCCGGCCGGCGCGCTCAACCCCACCGAGAAGGGCTGCCGCTGGTGCCTGGCGGCGCCGAAGTGCCCGGCCATCAAGGCGCGCGCCCAGGAGCTGGCCCGGATCACGTTCGCGCCTGGCCTGCCCTACGACCCGCTCGAGCTGGCCCGCTCTCTCGAGTTCCTGCCGATCATCGAAGGCTGGATCACCAACACCCGCGAGTTCGCCTACGGCGAGGCCGAGAAGGGTGTCGAGATCCCGGACCACAAGCTGGTCGAGAAGCGTGCGAGCCGGCGCTGGGCGCGCGAATTCGGCCCCAACGAGCTGGCGCAAGCCACCGGCCTGCCGGCCACCGACGTCGCCGAGATCAAGGTCAAGTCACCGGCCGCGGTCGAGAAGCTGCTACCGAAGGCCCAGCGCGAATTGCTGGACCAGCTGACCATCAAGGAAAGCAGTGGTCACACGCTCGTGCACGTGTCCGACAAGCGAGAGGCGATCCGCGTGGACGCCAAGGCGGCGTTCGCATGACCAAGATTCTTCTCGGCTGCGCGCTGCTGGGCTTCATCGGAGGCAGCGTCACCTACCTGATCTTCCTCGCCATCCGGGCCGCATGGCGCTCGTTCCTGCACCTCATCCACGGCGGCCTTTAACCTCGAAAGACAACCATGAAAGTCAGCATCTCCGATCTCAAGGCGCACGTGTTCGCCTACGTCCAGCACATGGGCCACGCCGTCGAAGGTGTGGAGCACCGCGCGCTCGCCGGCTTCGCCCAGTTCGTCGAAGGCAAGCAGGCCGAGGTCGACGCGGCCGCGTTCCTCGAGAAGCTGGGCTACACCGTCACCCCGCCGCCGGTCGCCGCGCAGGCCGCCTGATCTCCCACCCGCAACCTGAAAGCACCCATGACCGACAACGTCCTGACCCCCGAGTTCCGCGCCGCCTTCATCAGCGTCTTCAAGGCCAGCCGCCCGCGTGGCGCGCCCGAGACGCAGGCGCCCAAGTACAGCATCCGCGCCTGCTTCCCGCCCAGCACCGACATGAGCGCGCTCAAGGCCCAGGCCGGCGCCGCGGCCAGCGAGAAGTGGGCCGACAAGATCCCCAAGACGCTGCGCTCGCCGTTCCGCCTGAACGAAGAGCTCGAGTCCCCGGTGGCCGGCATCGGCGACGACTGGATCGTGATGACCTTCAGCGCCAACGCGGACCGCCGCCCCGGCCTGGTCGACGCCAACCTCAACGACATCATCGACGAGGCCGCGGTGTACTCGGGCGCCTGGTTCCGCGCCCAGGTTCGCGCGTTCGCCTACGAGCAGCAGGGCAACAAGGGCGTCACCTTCGGCCTGCAGAACATGCAGAAGCTGCGCGACGACGAGCCACTCGGTGGCGGCCGCCCGCCGGCCAACAAGGCGTTCTCCGCGGTCGAAGGCGCCGAGGGCTCGGCCAAGAGCGCATCGAGCATCTTCGGCTGACCGAAGCGTTGCGCTTTTAACACCAGGGTGCTGCAATCGCAGCGCCCTTTTTCACAGGGCTGCACCATGAACCTGACCAAAACCGAGCTCTGCATCATCTACACCGCGCTGCAGGTCCTGTCGGAAAAGCTCAAGTCCGAGGAAACCCACTTCCGCCGCGCTGGCGGCAGCGAAGAAGACGTCCGCGACGCCAAGTTGTACGTGGGCCACGCGGTCAATCTGACGTGCAGGTTCGAACAAGTCCTGTTCGGCGAGGCCCACTAAATGGTGCACACTGCCATGCATGAAAAAGCTGAAGGACGCGCTGACCACGGCGGGAACGCTGGCGTGGATCGGGCTGTGGATCGTAGCCGCGTTCTGGCTGGCGATCCGCGTGCTGCGCTGGCTGTTCACCTAGACTTCGAAACGGCCAGCGCCTGCGACCTGCGCGACGCCGGCCTGGACAACTACGCCAAGGATCCGTCGACGCACGTCCATTGCTTGGCCTATGGCTGGGGCGACGATCCGTGCGATCTGTGGACGCCCTACCATCACGACATTGACCCCGCGTTAGCGATGCACATCGCCAACGGCGGACTCGTCTACGCACATAACGCGGCGTTCGAGTTGGCCGTCTGGAACAACGTGTGCGTGCCGCGCTACGGCTGGCCGCGGCTGCTGCCCGAGCAGGTCCGCTGCACGATGGCCATGGCCTACGCCATGGGCTTACCGGGCGCGCTCGAGGATGCCGCGCCGGCGCTGGGCATCGAGCAACGCAAGGACATGGTCGGCAAGCGGGTGATGATGCAGCTGGCAAAGCCGCGCGAGGACGGCAGCTTCTGGACGCCGGCCACTGCACCCGACAAGTTCGAGACGCTGTACGCCTACTGCCGCCAGGACGTCGAGGTGGAACGCGCGCTGCATCACAGGCTGATGGAGCTCTCGGACGACGAGCAGAAGCTGTGGCAGCTGGACTACCGGATCAACCAGCGCGGCGTGCGCGTCGACCTGGCCGCGATCGGCAAGGCGATGATCCTCGTGGACAAGGAGCGCGAGCGCCTGAACCGCCAGATGCTCATCACCACGGGCGGCGTGGTCGGCTCCTGCACCGAGGTGCAGCTGCTGGTCAAGTGGATCCGCAACCAGGGCGTGACGATCGACGGCCTGGCCAAGGCGGACGTGCTGGACGCCCTGACCGGCGAGCTTCCCGTGGGAGTTCGCCGCGCGCTCGAACTGCGCAAGGAAGCAGCCAAGTCCAGCACCGCCAAGCTGCTGGCCATGGCCAAGCGCGCCGGCCCGGACGGCCGTGTGCGCGGCATCCACCAGTACCATGGCGCTGCCACGGGTCGCTGGGCTGGCCGCGGCATCCAGACGCAGAACCTGCCGCGGCCGCGCAAGGGGACCAAGCCCCACCACATCGACGACATGATCGGCCACTTCCACGACGGCGCCTACATCGACCTGATGTACGGTCCCACGATGGACGCGCTGTCCGACTGCATCCGCGGCATGCTGGTCCCCGACCCGGGCCGCGACCTGATCGCCATGGACTTCAGCGCCATCGAGGCGCGCGTGCTGGCGTGGCTGGCGGGCCAGGAGTCGATCCTCGAGATCTTCCGCACGCACGGGAAGATCTACGAGCACCAGGCCGCCGGCATCTACCACGTCAACCTGGCGGACGTGGATGACGCCATGCGCCAGATCGGCAAGGTGGCCGTGCTGGCCCTGGGCTACGGCGGTGGGGTCGGCGCCTTCCAGTCCATGGCCAAGGTCTACGGGGTCAAGGTGCCCGATGCCGAAGCCGACGACATCAAGAAGGCGTGGCGCGACGTCAACCCGGCCATCGTCAATTACTGGTACCGCCTCGAGGACGCCGCCATCCGCGCGCTGACCGAGGGCGGCGTGCAGTTCGCCGGCCACCGCGACAGGCCCATCGCCTTCAAGAAGTCCGGCTCGTTCCTCTGGTGCAGGCTGCCCAGCGGCCGCGTGCTGTGCTACCCGTACCCGGAGATCCAGGAAATCCAGACGCCGTGGGGCGAGGCCAAGGAGGCGCTCACCTACATGACGGTCGTGGACGACAACACCCGGCGCAAGGGCAAGATGCTGCCTGACCCGGCAGCCAAGGGCAGCTGGCAGCGGATCTCCACGTACGGCGGGTCGCTGGCCGAGAACGTGACCCAGGCCGTGGCCCGGGACCTGCTGGCCGCCGCCCTCGTCCGACTGGAGGACGCCGGCTTCAACACCGTCATGCATATTCACGACGAGTGTGTTGTGGAAATCTCAACGTCATCTGACAATCGCACCATCGACGCCGTCAAGGCGCTGATGGAAACGCTGCCCGCCTGGGCAGCTGGTCTTCCGGTCGCCGCCGAGGGATGGCGTGGCCGCCGGTATCGCAAGGGGTAAGACATGGACCTGAGCACCCTCACGCTCGACGAGCTCGAGCGCCACTTCACCGCCAACGGCGACGACGAGAAGGCCAAGCTGATCCGCCGCTGCCTGGACGCCGTGGCCGATGCCAAGACGGAATGCAAGAGCGTGGCCTACGACGAGGGCTACGACATCGGCTACGAGGCCGGCTACACCGAAGGACTGAACTGCCGTGGCTGACATCATCGACGACGCGAACGACCAGGCCGAGATGATCCTGGCGATCTCCCTGCGCGAGCGCAAGCCCGTGCTCCCGAGGATCGGCTGCTGCCACAACTGCGAGCACCCGCTGCCCATGGACCGCCTGTTCTGCGACGCGGACTGCGCCCAGGACTGGGAGAAGCGGGAGGCGCGTCGGTGAGTCGCCTCGAACAGGCCCTGGCGCTCGCGCGCCGCGGCTTCTACGTCTTCCCCGTCGAACCCGGGAAGAAGACGCCGGCGATCAAGGACTGGCCAGCCAAGGCCACCCGGGACACCGACGCGATCAACACCTGGTGGCAACGCCAGGACTTCAACATCGGCGTGGCCACGGGCAAGTTCGGCGATGACGCCGCGCTGCTGGTCGTCGACGTCGACACCAAGAACGGCAAGGACGGCAATGCTTCCCTTCTGGCTCTGGAACTGGGAGGCCAAGAGCTTCCGCTCACCCTCGAGCAAGCGACCCCGAGCGGCGGACGCCATCTCATCTACGCCCACCATGTCGGAGTGCGGCAAGGCGTCGACGTCCTCGGCTCCGGCCTGGACATTCGCAGCGCAGGCGGCTACATCCTCGGACCCGGCAGCACTATCGACGATCGTGCCTACGCCGAAGCACCTGGCATCGCGGCCCCAGTTCCTGCGCCTGAGTGGCTGGTGGCCAGGCTGGGCCGTGTTCGCAGTCGTGGCAGTCGTGATTCTGTCGCCGTTGCTGGCGTTGATCTGGATCGCGCTGCAGCTCGCGCCACCGACTGGCTCCGCAACCACGCGCCCGTTGCCCGCGACGGCGACGGTGGCGACATCGCCACCTTCAAGGTCGCCGCGCACCTGAAGGACCTGGGCTGCACGGAAGCCCAGGCGTTCGAGCTCATGGCCACCGACTGGAACGAGCGGTGCGAGCCGCCGTGGGACCACGAGGACCTGCGCGACAAGGTCGCTCACGCCTACCGCTACGGCAAGGACGCGCCCGGCATCGCGGCGCCCGAGGCCGTGTTCGATGCGGTCGCGCCTGCGCCCGACGCGGAAGCGCCTGACCTGGGCACGCACCCGTTCGATAAGCTGAACCAGGAGTTCGCCTTCATCAAGCGCGGCGCCTTCGTGTTGCAGGAGACGACCGACGTCGACGGCCGGTTCTGCACCGAGCACCTGAACATGGCCGAGTTCCACGGCTGGCACGCCAACCGCCCGTTCCAGACTGGCCAGGGTAAGCCGCGGCCCATCAGCGAATGGTGGATCGAGTGGACCCAGCGTCGGCAGTACGAGGCCGTGGTGTTCATGCCGCAGCAGGAGTGCGGCCCGCGCTGGTACAACCTGTGGCGCGGCTTCAGCGTCGAGCCGGCCGACAAGGCCGACCACCCAGCGCTGACCCAGTTCCTCGAGCACGGGCTAAAGAACGTGTGCAACGGGAACACCGAGCACTTCACCTGGCTGATGGGGTTCTTTGCCCACATGGTCCAGCGCCCGTGGGAAAAGCCGCTCGTGGCCCTGGTGTTCAAGGGCCGCAAGGGCACGGGCAAGAACGCCCTGGTCGAGCGCGTGGGCTCGCTGTTCGGCAACCACTTCATGGTCGCTGACGACGAGCGCTACCTGCTGTCGAACTTCAACAGCCACCTCGAGGCCAACCTGTTCTTCGTGCTGGACGAGGCAGCGTGGGCGGGCGACAAGCGGGCCGAAGGCAAGCTCAAGGGCCTGACCACCGGCGCCCACCACAACATCGAGCGCAAGGGCAAGGAAGCGTACAAGGTCCGCAACCTGACCCGGATCGCCATCATCGGCAACGAGGAATGGCTGGTGCCGGCCAGCCACGACGAGCGCCGCTTCGCGGTGTTCAACGTTGGTGACGGCCGCATGCAGGACCGCTCGTTCTTCGAATCGATGCGCAAGAACATGGAGGCCGGTGGGTACGCCCACCTGCTGCGCTACCTGCTGGACTTCGACCTGGCCCAGGTGGACGTCAACGCCGCGCCCGTCACCCAGGGGCTGATCGACCAAAAGCACGAGAGCCTGGAGCCGATGGAACAGTGGTGGCTGGACAACCTGTACGCCGAAACCATCTCCGGTTCGGACTGGGGCAACGAGTGGCCCACGCAGGTTCCGACCAACCGGCTGCGCGACGCGCTGGGCCGATGGGCCAAGGCTCGGCAGATCAAGAGCCGTCTCCCGAACGAGAAGCAGTTCGGCTGGCGCCTGAAGAAGATCGCCCCGAGCATCCACCGCGACAAGGGCAACAAGTTGCGGCCTGACGACAAGACCTACGCCTATTTCATCCCGAGCCTGGAGCAGCTGCGCCAGGACTGGAACACCTTCATCGGCGCAACCGTGGACTGGAACGACACATGAACGACAAGATCACCCACCTGACGGCTGCCGAGGTGGCCGAGCGACTGCGCGTCTCGATCGGGACGCTGGCCAACATCCGATGCAAGGGCGGCGGCCCGCGCTTCATCCACTTCGGCCGGCGCGTGCTCTACCCGCTGGTCGAAGTGGAGCGGTTCGAACGCGAGCTGCTGCAGTCGTCGACGTCGTCAGCGAAGAACCTCTGAACAGCGGGACGTCTTCCACATCCCGATGGTGTCGCGCGTGACCCGCAGCGACACGATCTTGCCGCCCTTGTCGGCCTCGATCTGCAGCACGCAGGTCGGGGTCGACAGGGGCTCGCCGCTTGCGCGGGCGTCCGATCGCCATTCGTAGAGGGTGTTGCCGTCCGTCAACTGGGTGGACCGCGCCGGCATCCCCCGCTCGCGGAAGAAGTCGTCGGCCTGGGTGCCGACGTAGCGGTCATTGGCTGCCACCACGGCCTTGGCGCGGGTGGTGCATCCGGCCAGGATGGCGCAGATGCAGACGATGGAGCCGACCAGGTTTCGCAT